ATGAGAGAACACAAATTTATTAGTGAGCTTTTTTTAGAAAATAGTCAATTTATTCTTATTGGTTTAACTGGGAGAACTGGCTCAGGATGTACTACTGCAGCAAATATTTTAGAACAAAAAGAAATATCTTTTCCAGATAGTAACGTCTTGGCTGAGTATTATAAAGGATTGGATTTGCGGCGTTATGAAATAGTAAAAAATTTTGCAGAGACTCATTGGAAGAACTTCTATTCGATAAAGGTCAGTGATCTCATTTCAATATATTTGCTCCTTTTATCTCCATCGGCCTTAGCTAAATTCATTCAGTTTTCTGCAAGTAAAATCCCCGATAAAAAAGAAAATTCGATTTCCTTTAAGGCAGCCAAGAAACTGGTTGTTAATGGTGTGTTCGCTAAAAGTTTGTTGAAGATAAAATATCTTGAGGTGATAAAAAATCTTCTTAATCATGATGATGAGATTGACTTTAAAGGCAGGGGGAAAGATACCTTTATTAGGATATTAACTCTTACTCGAAAATTTACACGGGATTTTAAAAGGGAATTAAATGAACTAGAGCCAGGTTTATATATTGAGCTATATCAGTCAGCAGGAAAGTCAATTAGAAGAATAGGGAAGGTTGATGTAGATTATGAAAATCAAGACTTTATTCCAAAGGCTGTTTTTCATTTACCTGAAACAATTAATCGTGTTATTAAAATAATTAGAAAAGTAAAGAATAATAAAGCGTATATAGTCATTGATGCGATACGTAACCCGTATGAAGCTAAATTCTTCAAAGATAGATATGCTGCATTCCATCTGGTTTCTATAAATGCACCAGATGAACATCGAACCAGATATTTAAAGAAATTACATAAGTTCTCAGAGGAACAGATAAAAAAAATTAATGATGAAGAATCTGGTAAAGGAGATGGCGAGTATAATCATCTTACTAATCCTAATGTAAAAAAATGCATTGAAATTTCAGATATACATTTTTTTAACCCTAAAAAAGAATTTGATAATAATAATTTTCTCAAAGCACAAATTGCGTGGTATGTATCATTAATGCAACACCCTGGATTAATATCTCCTACCGCCATGGAAAGGGTTATGCAAGTTGCATATACTGTAAAACTAAATTCTGGATGTATATCTAGGCAAGTAGGGGCGGTTGTGACAGATAATGATAACTCTATCAAGTCAGTTGGTTGGAACGATGTAGCAAAAGGTCAAGTTCCTTGTTCTATGAGGTCATTTGATGGGTTATTGCATGATTTTGATGAGGGAACATATAGCCTGTACGAACGAAGTAATACAAAATTTAGGAGTAAAGTTAAAGAAAATTTAATAAAAATAAGGGCGAGTGATTCAAGTTCTACTGTTTTTAAAGGACTTAATTTGCCATATTGTTTTAAAGATATTCACAACAGCCTTGATGATGAAAAGAAAGGGAATCAAGTGCATACCCGTGCATTGCACGCAGAGGAGAATGCTTTTTTGCAATTGGCCAAATATGGTGGGGTCGGTATTAATGGAGGGAAACTATATACTACAGCTAGCCCTTGTGAACTTTGTGCTAAAAAAGCTTATCAGTTAGGTATGACAGAGATTATTTTTATCGATCCATATCCTGGTATAGCGCAAGAACATATTATTAATATCGGTAGCTTTTCCCCTAAACTTATTCAATTTAGGGGTGCAATTGGAAAATCCTACCATAGACTTTATGAGCAAGTTATACCTATGAAGGATGAATTGGATTACTTGATGAAATAGAATTTTGGCTGTTTTATATCAAGTTTAATGGGTTCTTAGTAACGGCATCTTCAAGATGATCTGGTGAGAAATGTGAGTAAACCATGGTCATCTTGATATCCGAATGTCCCAAAATATCCCTTAGCACAAGTATGTTCCCGCCATTCATCATAAAGTGGCTAGCAAACGTATGTCGCAGCACGTGGGTGCATTGGCCATCCGGTAGATCTATACCTGCCCGTTTTACTGCTCGTTCAAAGGCTTTTCTACATGGTGAGAATAACTTCCCTCTGTTCTTTGGGAGTTCGTCATACAGCTCCTGTGATATGGGTACTGTTCTGTTTTTCTTGCCTTTTGTTTTTGTATAAGTAATTCGGTATTTCGATATTTGGTGGCCCTGCAGATTTTCGGCTTCACTCCACCGTGCGCCAGTAGCTAGGCATATTTTTGCAATCATTAGTAAGCTAGGGTTTTGAGATTCAGCACATGCCGCCAACAGGCGCTTGATTTCGTCCGTGGAAAGAAAAGCCAGCTCACCTTCGGCAATTTTGAAGGTCGGAAGTCCTGCCAGCGGGTTTGGTGCTGACCAGTGTCCTAGTTTTTTTAATGTACCGAACACAGATGATAGATTGCGCTGTTCAAGGTTTACCGTGCGGGGCTTTACGGGCGACATAAGCGTGCCATCTTCATTTCGTATTTCACCTTTTAACCGTGCTTCGCGGTATTTTGTAAAGTCACCAGCTGTCAGTTCTGAGGCGATGGGATCGCCTAGACCATTACAGATAATTCTAAGTTTCGCCATGAGGCGCTTGGGGTCTGCGAGTGTTTGACCATACAGGGAATACCAAAGCTCAATTAATTCTGATAGGCGTCGCCGATCATCCTTTTCACCCAACCACGGTTTTTTATTCACTTCTTCCATTGTGAAGCTTTCAAACGCAATGGCTTCGCCTTTCGTAGCAAATTGCTTACGCACGCGCTTGCCATTGCGTCCATTGGGATAGCACTCACACAACCATTTTCCGTTCGGCTGTTTTCTGATGGTCATATCAAAGGCTCTTAATGATTTTCAGTGCGCGGCCTACTACCTCAATGTCATCCAGACCGCACTCAAACGATGAATCATCCTGATGCACTACTAATTTGTTTCCCGGGAGCCGAGTCAATTTAACAATGCTTTTTATCCCGTCGATATCGACTAACCACATACCATTTACTGGTGGTGTTTGGTTGCGATCTATTAAATAAGAATCACCAGAAGTAGTCACCAGCAGTAGGTTGCTTGAGTCTGAGGGGAGTATGCTGCTATCAATGATTGCTTTTCCAGCATCGACCAATAAACCACCGTTGAGAGTCGCCTTGTCAATTTCAGGAGATACTAGTTCAGAAAGAGGTACAACCTTGCTGGAGTTCACGGAATTGATATTTTTTTTAGGTTCAATGTTTGGACCTGGCTCTCCCTGTCCGGTGGTTAGCCACAGTAAAGAAACTCCTGTTTCCAAGGCGCACTGAATCACCCACTCTGCAGGAAAACTATCTCTTAAGTATCTGTTTGCCATGGTGCTTTTTGATGCGCCTAAGTGATCGCAAAGTTGCTGTCTGGACTTGAAATCATAGGCTGCCATTAGTCTATGGATAGCCTCTCTTCCCCCTGTATTCTCTCCAGCCTTTACCTGTATCATTTTTTAATCCTGTTGACGTATCAAATATTGGATCGTAGTATCTCGATGTATCAAATATTGAATCAAGTAAAACGAGATAAAACGACGTAAACCAAACCTTAATCGGGAGATACTGCACTATGAGCACTGATATTTCAATTCGTGTACCAAAAGAGATGGCTACGCCTGCAGAGTTCGCGGAATGGGAAGGTATCTCCCGCGGCTCCGTGTATCAAAAAATTCACCATGGTCAGCTTGCTAAATACATGGTCAAGAAAGAAAAAAACAAAGGCCGCGTAAGTCTGCGTTATTTAATGTACAAAACCGATCAGGTCCGTGAATCCCTCGGTCATTCCAACTTCCGCGTCATTGTTGGTAAGTGAGTTCAATTATGAGAACTTTCTAAGGGGGTAGCATGTTTGATTATAAGATTTCCAAACACCCGCATTTTGATGAAGCCTGTAGAGCTTTTGCACTTCGTCACAATATGGCGAAGTTGGCAGAACGTGCAGGAATGAATGTCCAGACTCTGCGAAACAAACTCAACCCAGATCAACCGCATCAGCTCAATGCGCCAGAAATCTGGCTGCTTACCGATCTGACTGAAGATTCAACGCTGATAGATGGTTTTCTGGCACAGATTCACTGCCTGCCATGTGTACCGATTAATGAGGTAGCAAAAGAGAAACTGCCGCATTACGTCATGAGTGCAACCGCAGAGATCGGGCGTGTTGCTGCAGGTGCGGTATCTGGCGATGTAAAAACCAGTGCAGGTCGTCGTGATGCTATCAGCAGCATTAACTCTGTAACACGACTGATGGCGCTGGCTGCTGTTTCACTGCAGGCCCGTTTACAGGCTAACCCTGCGATGGCGAGTGCAGTTGATACCGTGACTGGCCTCGGTGCTTCATTCGGTTTGCTGTGAGGTGCTTATGCTTACGAAAGAACCATCATTTGCATCGCTGCTGGTTAAACAAAGCCCGGCAATGCACTACGGTCACGGCTGGATCATGGGTGAGGATGGTAAACGCTGGCATCCGTGCCGTTCACAAGATGAATTGCTGGCAGAACTATCTACGAAAAAACGGGGGAACAAATGGCTATTGAAGGCGCTGCGGCGACTGTTCCATTAAGCCCCGGTGAACGCCTGAATGGACTTAATCATATTGCGGAGTTAAGGGCGAAAGTTTTTGGTCTTAATATTGAGTCAGAGCTTGAACGGTTTATTAAAGATATGCGTGATCCACGGGATATTAATAGCGAACAAAATAAACGGGCACTGGCTGCCATATTCTTTATGGCAAAAATTCCAGCTGAACGTCATAGCATCAGCATTAATGAGCTGACCACTGACGAAAAGCGGGAGTTGATTAAAGCAATGAATCATTTTCGTGCAGTGGTGAGCTTATTTCCCAGACGGCTAACCATGCCGAATTAACCAACTAATGAAATTAATGGCGTAAACCCGCCGGGCATCCCTTTATCTAAATTCAGGAGAATTGATTATGCGTAATATTGAAACCCTCACGACTAAAACCGGACCGGATGACGTAGGGCTAAATATTTTACTGACAGAGGCTCGTCTGGAAGAACGCCGGGCAAGGGCTGAAGCAATGGCTGCCCGCCTTGATAGTCTTGCGTGTCATATCACATCCCACCAGCTAAACCACGTCGAAGCGGCAGAACTGCTGCGTGTGACCGCTGAAGCAATCCAGAACGAAGCGCAGGAGATCCACTAATGGCTGATGCAATGGATCTCGTACAGCAGCGCGTTGAAGAAGAACGCCAGCGCCATATTCGTGCTGCCCGTGCCAAAACACCGGGCGTGTCTCGCGTGCTTTGCATTGAATGTGAAGTGCCAATTCCGCCAGCACGCCGCCGCGCCATTCCTGGAGTGCAGCTTTGCATTACCTGTCAGGAAATCGCAGAGCTGAAAGGCAAACATTACAACGGAGGTGCTGTATGAGCACCATCCTGAAATGGGCGGGAAATAAAACCGCAATTATGTCCGAACTGAAAAAACACCTTCCTGCTGGCCCGCGACTGGTTGAACCTTTCGCGGGTTCCTGTGCAGTGATGATGGAGACGGAGTACCCCAGCTATCTTGTTGCGGATATTAATCCTGATTTAATCAACCTCTATAAAAAGGTTGCTGCTGATTGTGAATCGTTTATATCTCGCGCCAGAGTTTTATTTGAGATCGCAAACAGGGAGGTGGCTTATTACAACATAAGGCAGGAGTTTAATTACTCAACTGAAATTACTGATTTCATGAAAGCGGTATATTTCCTGTATCTCAATCGTCACGGTTACCGTGGTTTATGTCGCTATAACAAGAGCGGGCATTTCAACATTCCCTACGGTAATTATAAAAATCCGTATTTCCCTGAAAAAGAAATTCGCGCATTTGCAGAAAAAGCCCAGCGGGCAACGTTTATCTGCGCCAGCTTTGATGAAACGCTGGCGATGTTGAAGGCGGGGGATGTGGTGTATTGCGATCCGCCGTATGACGGTACGTTTTCCGGTTATCACACTGACGGTTTCACTGAAGATGACCAGTATCACCTTGCATCCGTTCTTGAACATCGGTCATCAGAAGGACATCCGGTCATTGTTTCTAACAGTGACACATCCCTGATCCGTTCGCTGTATCGCAATTTTACTCACCACTATATCAAGGTAAAACGCAGCATCGGTGTGGCAGCTGGCGAGGGTAAATCAGCAACAGAAATCATTGCTGTTTCCGGGCCGCGCTGCTGGGTGGGATTTGATTATTCGCGTGGCGTGGATAGTTCTGCCGTGTACGGAGTACGTGCATGAGTCATGCCGATATGAACAATTGCAGCGGCGTTAACGAGGTCGCCGCAGCATTCTCATGGAACAGCCCGAAAAAGGCTATTAACCCTTATCTGGACCCGGCGGAAGTTGCGCCGGTTTCTGCGCTTTCAAACCTGATCACTCTGTACGCTACCGATAACGAGCAGGAACAGCTGCGCCGCGAGGCACTGAGTGATCAGGTCTGGGAGCGTTATTTCTTTAATGAATCCCGTGATCCTGTCCAACGCGAAATGGAGCAGGATAAGCTCATTAGCCGGGCAAAGCTGGCGCATGAGCAGCAGCGTTTTAATCCAGACATGGTCATTCTGGCGGACGTTAACGCCCAGCCTTCCCATATCAGCAAGCCGCTGATGCAACGTATTGAATACTTCAGCAGCCTGGGCAGGCCAAAGGCTTATTCCCGCTATTTGCGTAAGACGATTAAGCCATGTCTGGAACGGCTGGAGCATGTACGCGACAGTCAGCTATCCACTTCTTTTCGCTTTATGGCAAGCCATGAAGGGCTGGACGGCCTGCTGATTCTGCCTGAAATGAGTCAGGATCAGGTAAAACGCCTGTCCACCCTGGTAGCTGCGCATATGAGCATGTGCCTTGATGCAGCTTGTGGCGATTTGTATGCCACCGATGATGTTAAGCCAGAAGAAATCCGCAAGACATGGGAAAAGGTAGCAGCGGAAACCCTGCGACTGGATGTCATACCGCCTGCGTTTGAGCAACTTCGTCGGAAAAGAAACCGCCGCAAACCCGTGCCCTATGAACTCATTCCGGGTTCGCTGGCGCGTATGTTGTGCGCCGACTGGTGGTATCGGAAATTATGGAAGATGCGTTGCGAATGGCGGGAAGAGCAGTTGCGTGCTGTCTGCCTGGTCAGCAAAAAAGCATCTCCCTATGTTAGCTATGAAGCCGTGATGCATAAACGTGAGCAGCGCCGCAAGTCACTAGAGTTTTTCCGTTCTCATGAACTGGTGAACGAAGACGGCGACACGCTGGACATGGAGGATGTGGTAAACGCCAGCAGCAGCAATCCTGCGCATCGCCGCAATGAGATGATGGCCTGTGTTAAAGGTCTGGAGCTTATCGCGGAAATGCGCGGTGACTGCGCCGTTTTCTACACCATCACCTGTCCGTCACGTTTCCATTCCACGCTAAATAACGGCAGGCCCAACCCGACCTGGACAAATGCGACGGTAAGACAAAGCAGCGATTATCTGGTCGGCATGTTTGCTGCATTTCGTAAGGCTATGCATAAAGCCGGGTTGCGCTGGTATGGCGTGCGGGTGGCTGAGCCTCATCATGACGGCACCGTTCACTGGCACCTATTGTGTTTCATGCGCAAAAAAGACCGCCGCGCCATCACTGCATTACTGCGTAAGTTTGCCATCCGTGAAGACCGCGAGGAGCTGGGCAATAACACGGAGCCACGCTTTAAGTCTGAGCTGATAAACCCGCGCAAAGGAACGCCGACAAGCTACATCGCGAAATACATCAGTAAGAACATTGACGGGCGTGGTCTGGCTGGCGAGATCAGTAAGGAAACGGGTAAATCCTTGTGTGATAACGCTGAATACGTTAATGCCTGGGCGTCTCTGCATCGTGTACAGCAATTCCGCTTCTTTGGTATTCCGGGACGTCAGGCTTACCGTGAACTTCGCTTGCTGGCTGGTCAGGTGGCAAGGCAACAGGGTGACAAAAAAGCAGGTGCGCCGGTACTGGATAACCCGCGTCTTGATGCCATTCTGGCTGCTGCTGATGCTGGTTGTTTTGCTACCTACATCATGAAGCAGGGCGGCGTACTGGTTCCCCGTAAATATCACCTCATCAGAACCGCTTATGAAATCAACGAAGAGCCGACCGCCTATGGCGATCACGGTATTCGTATTTATGGCATCTGGTCACCCATTGCAGAGGGCAAGATCTGCACTCATGCAGTGAAGTGGAAAATGGTTCGTAAAGCCGTTGACGTTCAGGAGGCGGCAGCCGACCAGGGCGCTTGCGCCCCTTGGACTCGTGGCAATAACTGTCCCCTTGCTGAAAATTTGAACCAACAAGGGAAAGACAAATCAGCTGATGGGGATACCAGAACGGACATTACCCGCATGGATGACAAGGAGTTGCACGATTACCTGCACAGTATGAGCAAAAAAGAGCGCCGGGAACTGGCTGCAAGGTTACGCCTGGTGAAACCGAAACGTCGTAAAGACTACAAACAGCGAATTACAGACCATCAGCGACAGCAGCTCGTCTATGAGCTGAAGTCCAGAGGATTTGATGGTAGCGAGAAAGAGGTCGATTTACTCCTTCGCGGCGGCAGTATTCCGTCAGGAGCAGGCCTGCGTATCTTCTATCGGAACCAGCGTTTGCAGGAAGATGATAAGTGGCGGGATCTGTATTAATTACGCGGGTTAACAATTCGTGCTCTTAATAATACCAGGCATATCAGGCTGATGAACGTAAAAAAACGTTTTACATCAGTAAGATTATTATATACTGTAAATATAAACAGTGGTTATGTATACAGTATTGCTTTGGTGTCATAGGAGGAAAGATGCAGGACTATTTTTTGGAGTCTTTGAAGCTCCAGCGCATTGATTTTTTTCTTAAGCTTGTAGCGGCTAGTGAGTGTAGTGATGAAGAGAAGGGGCTGGCTTTGCAGTGGGTTTCTGAACTAACAGATGAACTCATGGCAAAAATCAGAACCCACGAATACAACCGCTCAATGGATGTCATCAGCTGAGGTGACTTTTATGCGCATTGAAATAATGATCGATAAAGAGCAGAAGATTAGCCAGTCTACCCTGGACGCTCTGGAGTCCGAGCTTTACCGCAACCTGCACCCCCTATATCCAAAAACGGTAATTCGTATCCGCAAAGGTAGCTCTAACGGTGTGGAACTTACCGGACTGCAACTGGACGAAGAAAGAAAACAAGTGATGAAAATTATGCAGAAAGTGTGGGAAGACGACAGCTGGTTGCATTAAGAAACGTTGCTGGCGTCTGAACTTGCTTCTGGCGTCAGCAAGGTTGAACAACGAGCCCTTGCGAGGCGTTAGCTCTGTAGTGCATGTCTATGCCGCATGAGATCGCATGATCGTTTGAGGATCGTTTTTGCTAAGGCCCGCCAGAACTGGTGGGCTTTTGCGTAGATCATGCAGGTGCATGAAAACCACTACATAAAGCGGGTAGGCGTGGCGGGGATACGAGCGCGCGCTGAAAAGGTTTAGCTAAATTTTTGTCGATAGGTAGTTTTAGTTGTTATACAAAAGTGTCACTGGTTTTGTTTTGAGCATTTGTGGTGCTAAAAATATTTTTTTTGGTTCAAAATTACCTTAAAAAGGTTTTTTTGGTGTATGATTGTTTGAAAAGTGGTTCGGTTTTGCCATAAGGGTGGTTAGATGATAAACGTTACAAACGAAATGCTCATTGATGTTGTCAGTGATGCTCTTACCGGGAAGAGGGAAAGTCTCCTCATGCGGTTGCGGATTATGGCAAAAAAACTAAAAAAAGAATCTCCTGAATTAGCGGGTAAATTAGAAGATTTACTTATTAATACAGGTGGCGCAATTGCAGTCGAAAGGGCTAATCCAGTTGTTCCTAAAATAACACCTGTTGATGCGGATACAAGACAAAAGCTGCTAGTTGAAACATATCCTGTGGTCATTGATGTTGAACCTGTTTGGCCAACAAAAACTGATGTTCAACTGAATCGATTTGTGGCTGAGTGGGAAATGAAAGAACGCCTTTATAAAGAAGGGTTGCATCCGTCCAAATCTCTTCTTATGGGAGGACCACCCGGTGTGGGGAAGACTTTGGCTGCAAAGTGGCTCGCTTTTAAACTCGATATGCCATTGTTAACATTAGATCTCGCAAGTGTAATGAGTAGCTACTTGGGGAAAACGGGTAATAATATTAAGGCAGTCCTCAATTATGCTTCGTCATTCCCTTGTGTACTGCTTCTTGACGAATTTGATGCGATTGCTAAAAAAAGGGATGATGCAACAGATGTTGGAGAACTAAAAAGATTAGTTACAGTATTATTGCAAGCAATTGATGAATGGCCAAATACGTCTGTTCTTATAGCAGCAACTAACCATGCGGAGCTGCTTGATCCTGCTGCATGGAGAAGATTCGATCGAGTTATTGATTTTGAATATCCAACACAAGACCTAATGAGAAGATATCTCTGTTCTAAAAATATTGGAGATAGCTTATCGTACTATATTGCTACAAAACTCGAAAAAGTTTCATATGCAGTTCTTGAGAGAGCTATAAATCAAGCTAAAAGAAATGCCATTATAGAAGATATTCCTTTAAGTTCAGCTTTAATTGATGAGTTGTTAGATGGCGTGTCACTTGATGATGTTATAAAAAACATGTCAAACAACAATGTATCACAAAGAAAAATCGCTTTAGATTTGGGGATTTCAAGGTCACAAGTACGTAAGGTTTTGACGGTTGAGGATGAAGACAATGAATGATAAAAATATGCTTCTTGGCTATGGTGAAACACTAACTAACCCTGTTAAACTTAACAGAGGTGGAGGTGAAAAGAATAAACCTTACTCTTATTCAGAAAATAAACCAGTGATATCTGCTCAACTGGAAGAGTTGATTGAGGAAATTAATACCCTTCCATTGTTAGCAATGCCTGAAGGTAAGGCTGTAGCAAAATTTGTTTTGCATCCGGCATTCTTAGCAAAAAGTTATTTTCCAGTAAGTCTTTTTGAGCGATTTTCCCTAGAAAGCATAGGCAGTAAGGCTGTAAAAGTAAAACCTAGAAAAGATATTAAAAAAAGAGGGCGAAAAGAGGAATACACTACAGCGTGTATTTATGTTTCTGGCAAAAAAGAAAGTTTTCAATCATTCTTAGACTCTGTAAATCAAGATACCCTAACGAAAGGGCAGCAAAATGATTTTGTCACCTTAGAAAATATTTCAATACTGGAAGTTTCAGATAAAGTAAAAACGATTAATAGCAATGAAGTTATGAGTATTGAGGTCGCCTTACATACTCCTGATACAAGTTCCTCTATTGTCGATAGTTTTGAAGTTTTTGCTTCGCAAAATGGTGCTGTTATAGATAAGGCAAGAAGTATAAAGGTTAAGGGGCTAACCTTTATGCCTATTAAGGCTAGTAAAGATGTAGCTTTAAAAGTTGCAGAGTTTTCATTTCTCAGGACTTTGAGAGAACTTCCTGAATTAAGGCTAAGTGAGCCTGTTATATCACGTTCTGTGATTCAAACATCTAACCTTAGTTTACCATCTGAAGGAGCGGTAAACCCACATATAAAGGTTGCCATATTCGATGGTGGATTGGGGATCGATGATTTCAATCCTTGGGTAACAGAGTACACTTTCAACGGTAATGCTAGTACTAATGCAAAACTTCTTTCTCATGGACAGGATGTCACCTCTACTGTGTTATTTGGTGTTCTTGGCTCTGAAACGGAAAAATTAAGTGTTCCTTATTGTAATATTGACCATTATCGTGTACTGGATTCCAATGTTAATAACTCAGATGTCGATCTTTTTGACGTTCTGATCCGTATTAAAAGTGTATTAGAACAAAAAAAATATGATTATATCAATCTGAGCTTAGGACCTAGATTACCTGTTGATGACGATGACGTGCATGTGTGGACCTCAACTCTTGAGGAGATACTTGCATCAGGAGAAACACTTTGTACTGTCGCGGTTGGAAATGATGGTCAGCTGCCTGCCAAGTTAAATCGAATTCAACCACCTGCTGATTTAGTTAATGGTCTGTCAGTAGGTGCAGCAACCTCTTTATCTGATAGTTGGGAAAGATGTTCTTACAGTTGTATTGGTCCTGGACGAAGCCCTGGCTTTGTGAAGCCTGATGGAGTTGCATTTGGAGGACATTCTGATGAGCCATTCCAGGTATACAGCCCTATGGTTAATGGTCTTGCCCGCACTGCGGGGACTAGCTTTTCAGCTCCATTAGTCCTGAGGCAAGCAATCGCGTTAAGTGCTTCTCTAAATTACAACATTACACCACTTACGGCTAAAGCTCTGCTTATACATCATGCGGAGAGCAATAATATCAATCGTGCTGAAGTTGGTTGGGGACGATTTCCTCATGATCTTAGTGAAGTAATATTTTGTGATGATGATGAAGTTAAAGTTATATATCAAGGTACTTTAAAACCATCACAACACATGCGAGCACCTATTCCGTTTCCAGATGTACCTATGCGTGGATGTGTAAATTTAAGAGCGACATTCTGCTTTTCCAGTCCTGTAGATGCGGAACATCCTTTGAATTATACAAGAAGCGGTCTAGAAGTAACCATGAGAAAAGGTGTTTCAGATAGTTCCGGGTTAACGTTTCCTCTTTTTAATCTAAAAAATGTTTATGCAGATGAAAATGAGCAACGTGTTGATGCACATAAATGGGAGACTACGTTAAGAAGTGAACACAAATTTAAACCGAATGAGCTGACAAACCCATGCTTTGATATTATCTACTATGGTAGAGACTGTGGTATGCCTATTGATGTTGACGAGTTAGAAGAACTACCATATGTTCTTGTCGTGACTTTATCTGCTGAAGAAATGCCGGATTTATATAACCTAATTAGGCAGAAATATCAAACCTTACAGCCTATCCAAGTTCAACAGCAAATTATGTTACGTACTTAACAATGTGGAGGGGTTCCCCCTCCTTTATTAAGCTTTATCTATGTTGATTGTGGGTCATCGTTTATTAAGTTATATTTTTCAAAATGGATAATATTAATTCCTAACCATTCATTAAATTCCTGTAATCGTTTTTGTAAAGGCATTAATTCATTTCGAACAAACACTCGACTCGCCTTCTCCACATCCCCAAACCCCCCAACATTATTAGGCATAATCCCCATCATCTGAGGCGGCACGCGGTGCGCTGCCATCATGTCATCCCGACTCACGTTCTTGATATTAAGAAATTCATCCTTCGCCGCGACTTCTGACAATGGGATAATCTGAAGTCCGTCCTTTTTGCCGTTAGGCGAGTACATAAACAGATTGCGGAAGTTGCCTGGACCTTTGGCGCTTTTCATCGCGTTGCGGAGGTTGTTCACATCCTCCTGATTCTGCGCGGCGTCGGTCATGTACATGATGAAGCCTGCATGACTACCGTTGATGTAATACTTACGGCGGAACAGCGTGGCGGATTCGTTGAGCAGGGCGGATGGAATGGCAGAAAGATAGCCGGGCAGGCCGTAGATCTCCTGATTAATATCCGGTTCCATCAGATGAAAAATGCTGCCTTTCGTGAACTGATACGGCTGGGTTGTCATACCGTATTGCACAAACCAGTAGGTATCCAGGTCTAACCCGCGTCGGGTGTATTTTGCCAGAGCAGGCTCAAGGGCGATAACTTCACCGAAGCGGTTCGTGCGTTTCTCCAGGTAGGCGTTACCAAATACCAGATAGTCCTGCACAAAACGTGAAAAAGCCTGCTGGCTGAGCAGCGGGTGAGGGATGTAGGTACTGGTCAGAATGTTGCATTTCACCGCAATTGGTGAACTGTGATGCACGGCAGCGCGGAAGGTGCGCGCCAGTCCGTCAAAGCTTACTGGCGGCTCATACCAGCGATCTGTCTGTACGCATTCCACATAGTCCAGCAGTTCGCGGCGGTCAAGTACTGGAATGGGATCACCGAAGCTGAATGCTTCGGCTGAAGTTTGGCTTTTATGCTTGAGCTGATTCGTCGCCGCAGCGCGGTTTTTCTTACTCTTTCCCATCAAAAAATCTCCACAATATTGCTGGTATTGGCGGATTCGCCCTGCAGCGGTTCGTTAAACAGTGCGTGCATCGTTGCCCAGGCCAGATCGGCGTGGCTGGCTTCTTCGCTGCGGCTGGCTTCATAGGTCGGGCGGTTGCCGCTGGCGGTTGTGGCGCGACGGATTGCCATGAATGACTGCGCAATGTCGGTGTGCCCGGCGTCAAACTCCAGACGGCGGTGGCTGATAATGTCGTAGGCCTTGAGTACCAGGGCGTTTTTAACGTTGGGGTTGTAGACAAACTCCCGGACGGCAGGAAAAAACGCTTTCACGTTCTCGTAAACCCCGTGACCGACGCCGGTCGAGTCGATGCCGATATAGGTCACGTTATACTGTTCGGTCAGTTTTTTGATGGCGTCAGCCTGGGCGCGAAAGTCCATTCCGCGCCACTGGTGACGCTCAAGAATGCGGAACTTGCCGCCCGGCACGGCTGGCGGAGCCACCACCACGCATCCGGCACTGTCGCCGTTCTGTGTACCTTTTGCCGGGTCATAACCGATCCACACTTCGCGCCAGCCAAACGGGCGCAGGGCCAGTGCATGAAAGTCGGTCCAGACTTCCCAACTGTCCACCATGCACGCCTGCAGCTCGCTGAGCGGAAACACGGACGCGAGATCGTCCACGAACTCGCACATCAGCAGGTTCTGATATTCGTCCGGGCTGTACTCCATGCGTAGCTGGTCGAGGTCGAACAGGTTACAGCCGCCGCGCACCGCATCTTCCACGGTGACTATCTGGCGGTATTGCCCGTCTGCGCAAAGCAAGCCGGGGGCCAGATTGTTGTGGGACAGGTCGATGTCCACCTTATCGGCTTTGTTGCGCCCACGGTTAAACAGCGCACCGGACCAGAACGGATAAGCACTGTGTGTCAGGCTGGATGGCGTGGAAAAATAGGTTTGTCGCCATTTTTTGTGAATAGCCATACCGGAAGCCACTTTGCGCAGCTCCTGGAATTTCGGTATCCAGAAATATTCATCCAGATACAGGTTGCCGTGGTAACTCTGGGCCGTGCGGGCATTGGTGCCGAGGAAGTAAAGCGTGGCCCCGTTAGGAAGCACCATCGGATCGCCTTTCAGCTCCACCTCGACTTCTTTGGCGAAGTCGATGATGTACTGCTTAAAGACGTGGGCCTGTGCTTTACTGGCGGAAAGGAAAATCTGGTTACGTCCGGTAAGCAGGGCGTCAATCAGGGCTTCACGGGCAAAGTAAAAGGTCGCGCCGATCTGGCGTGACTTCAGCAGGTTGCGGATGCGGTTGGTTTTTCCGGCTTCCCACCAGTGGCGCTGGTAGTTGAACATGGAGGAATGGAAGATTTCTTCCAGCTTCTCAATCTGTTCATCGGTGAAGACATTCTTTTCCGGCTGACGGCGCGGGCCTTTGTTGCGGTTGGCGACGTTAGGGTTTAAGTCGGCTTCGTTGCCGCCATTGTTAAACTTGCCGATCCGCGCGTGGCGCTCAGACTGGCGCGCCAGCAGGTCAATCTCTTTGAAATCTTTCCCTTCTTTGTGCTCCTTCATGATGAGCTGGCAGTAGCGTGCGGCGGTGGTGAGCTGCATCTGATCCAGCGGCCCATAGTCACCCCACTTGTCGCGTTTTTTCCAGCTGTGAACGGTTGCAACTTTCTCGCCCAGCATTTCAGCAATGCGGGCTACGCGGTATCCCTGAAAGTACAGCAGCATGGCCTGCCGACGGGGATCGAGATCTGCGGGTGTCAGTGTGGTGTTCATGGCACAAACCTACAGCCTTGAATGAAGGCTTTCCCCGCCTGCGGTTTGTGTGGTTGTCGGTACAAATACCGCGCATTGTTTCACTGCCCCCATCACCGCAACCATAAGGCTCCAGTAAGTTATTTCTAACGGAGCACGGCTCATGACAGTGAAAGCAAAGCGTTTTCGCATCGGGGTGGAAGGTGCCACCACCGACGGACGCGAAATCCAGCGTGAATGGCTGGAACAGATGGCAGCCAGCTACAACCCGGCGGTGTATACCGCGCTGATTAACCTTGAGCACATCAAGTCTTATCTGCCGGACAGCACCTTTAACCGCTACGGCAAGGTGACGGCGCTGTTTGCTGAAGAAATCACGGAGGGTCCGCTGGCGGGCAAGATGGCACTGTATGCCGACGTTGAGCCAACGGAGTCCCTGGTGGAACTGGTGAAAAAAGGCCAGAAATTATTCACCTCTATGGAAGTCAGCCCGAAGTTTGCTGATACGGGCAAAGCCTACCTGGTCGGCCTGGCTGCCACTGATGATCCAGCCAGTCTGGGTACGGAAATGCTGACATTCAGCGCCAGCGCAGCCCATAACCCGCTGGCAAACCGCAAGCAGAATCCCGCCAATCTCTTTACCGCCGCAGAGGAAACGGTGATCGAACTGGAAGAAATCCAGGATGACAAACCGTCCCTGTTTGCCCGTGTCACGGCGCTGTTTACAAAAAAAGAGCAGTCCGACGATGCCCGGTTTTCTGATGTGCATAAGGCCGTGGAACTGGTCGCCACTGAGCAGCAAAACCTGAGTGCGCGCACCGAAAAATCCCTTTCTGAGCAGGAAGAACGTCTGTCTGAGCTGGAGACAGTTCTGCAGGCACAACAGGCCGCCTTTAACGAACTGGTGGACAAGCTGAGCCATGAAGACAGCCGCCAGGACTACCGCCAGCGTGCAACGGGCGGTAACGCCCCCGCTGACACTCTGACCAATTGCTGATGGAGCACAAAACCTGATGAAGAAGAATACCCGCTTTGCTTTTAACGCTTACCTGCAGCAGCTGGCGCGTCTGAACGGTGTGGCAGTTGAAGAACTGTCCAGCAAGTTCACCGTGGAGCCGTCTGTACAGCAGACGCTGGAAGACCAGATCCAGCAGTCCGCCGCTTTCCTGACGCTGATTAACGTCACGCCAGTGACTGAGCAGTCCGGTCAGCTGCTGGGGTTGGGTGTTGGCAGCACCATTGCCGGAACCACTGATACCACCGCGAAAGAGCGTGAACCTGTCGATCCGACGCTGATGGTCGATGTGGAATACAAATGCGAGCAGACCAACTTTGACACGGTGCTGACCTACGCGAAGCTGGACCTGTGGGCGAAATTTCAGGATTTCCAGGTGCGTATCCGTGACGCCATCGTGAAACGTCAGGCACTGGACCGCATCATGATCGGCTTTAACGGCGTGAAGCGTGCGAAAACCTCCAACCGTAGTGAAAACCCGCTGCTGCAGGATGTGAACAAAGGCTGGCTGCAGAAAATCCGTGAGGATGCACCGGATCACGTCATGGGCAGCACCACCACAGGCGGTGAAACCACACCGGGCGCGGTGAAAGTCGGTAAAGGTGGCGAATATGCCAACCTGGACGCCGTGGTGATGGATGCCGTCAATGAGCTTATCGACGTGGTCTACCAGGACGATGACGATCTGGTGGTGATTTGCGGTCGTGAACTGTTGTCTGACAAGTATTTCCCACTGGTCAACAAAGAGCAGGAAAACAGTGAAAAACTCGCTGCCGATATGATCATCAGTCAGAAACGCATGGGTGGCCTGCAGGCCGTGCGTGCGCCGTTCTTCCCGCCGAATGCACTGCTGATCACCCGTCTGGATAACTTGTCCATCTACTGGCAGGAAGACACCCGCCGCCGTTCAGTTATCGACAACCCGAAACGTGACCGGATTGAAAACTTTGAATCCGTTAATGAAGCCTATGTGGTTGAGGACTACCGCTGCGCCGCACTGGTGGAAAACATCCAGATTGGTGATTTCAGCGCCGCCGCAGCAGAAGCCGGAGCGTAAACCATGAGCCTGAGTCCCGCACGGCAGCATCGCCTGCGCGTTCAGGCTGAACAGGCCGCCCGTGAGGGCGGCAGTGTTCGCCACGCGTCGGGCTATGACCTGATGCTGCTGCAGCTGGCGGAAGACCGCCGCCGTCTCAAGGGCGTTCAGTCCACGGTGAAAAAAGCGGAAATAAAGGTGGAGCTGCTGCCGAAATATGCCGCCTGGGCGGAGGGCGTCCTGGCTGCCGGAGGCGCTCAACAGGATGACGTGCTGATGTACGTGATGCTGTGGCGCATTGATGCCGGAGATTATGCCGGGGCGCTGGAGATAGGGCGTCATGCCCTGCGTCATGGCTGGGTGATGCCGCTGGGTAACCGCAACGTGCAGACCGTGCTGGCAGAGGAAATGGCAGATGCAGCGCAGAGCGCAATGCTTGCCGCCACCGGCTTTGATGCCGATCTGTTGCTGCAGACGCTGGAGCTGACAGACGGTCTGGATATGCCGGACCAGTCACGGGCGCGTCTGCATAAAGCGATTGGCGCTGTCCTGAGTGAAAGCAATCCGGCTTCCGCCCTTAATCATCTCAACCATGCGTTACAGCTCGATCCCCGCTGTGGCGTGAAAAAAGACAAACAGCAGCTGGAGCGCAGACTGCGCAATGACAGCCGCTGACAGAACGTGCCCCCGCGCACGGGCGGCACGGGGTGGCGAAAGGCACTGCCACATCAAAACCCCGTCCACCGCCCTTTATTTCAGGAGAAAGCAGCATGAAGTTTGTTGCGCCAGAACAGGCACCGGAACAGGCGGAAATCATCAGAAATACGCCGTTCTGGCCTGATGTGGACCTGTCGGAGTTTCGCAGTGTCATGCGCACTGACGGCACAGTGACGCAGCCGCGTTTAAAGCAGGTTGCGCTGTCGGCAATTTCGGAGGTCAACGCAGAGCTGTATGAGTTTCGCAGACGTCAGCAGATGCTGGGATATGCCTCGCTGGCAGAGGTTCCGGCGGAACAGCTGGAGGGCAAAAGTGAGCGCATTCATCACTATTTCAACGCGGTTTACTGCTGGGCACGCGCCATGCTCAACGAGCGTTATCAGGACTATGACGCCACGGCATCCGGTGTGAAGCGGGGCGAGGAACTGGCGGAAGCAAGCGGTGATTTGTGGCGTGATGCCCGCTGGGCCATCAGCCGGGTACAGGATGCGCCGCACTGCACAGTGGAGCTTATCTGATGAAAGTGCGTGCGCATCAGTATGACACGGTGGACGCACTTTGCTGGCGTCATTACGGGCGCACGCAGGGTGTCACGGAGCAGGTACTGAAGGCAAATCCGGGGCTTGCCGAATACGGCCCCTTTTTACCTCACGGGCTGCAGGTGGAGCTGCCGGACATACCGACAACCACCACCGTGCAGACCGTCCAGCTATGGGACTGAATTATGACGCTTGAGCGAATCAGCGCTTTTATCACGTATTGCATCGCCGTCGTGCTGGCCTGGCTGGGCGATTTGTCCATCAAGGATGCCTCAACGCTGGGCGGCCTGATGATTGGTGTGCTGATGCTGGCTATCAACTGGTACTACAAACACAAAGCCTACCAGCTTCTGCGCGACGGGCAGATCTCGCGGGAGGACTATGAATCCATCAATCGTTAAACGCTGCCTTGTCGGGACCGTGCTGGCTATTGCTGCCTTGCTGCCGGGTTTTCAGCAGCTTCACACCTCCGTGGAGGGGCTGAAACTGATTGCCGATTACGAAGGCTGTCGTCTACAGCCGTATCAGTGTAGTGCGGGTGTATGGACTGACGGCATTGGTAATACGTCGGGCGTCATTCCCGGCAAAACCATTACGGAACGACAGGCAGCGGAAGGGCTGATCTCCAACGTGCTGCGTGTGGAGCGGGCGCTGGAAAGGTGTGTGAAGCAACAGCCGCCGCAGAAGGTGTATGACGCGGTGGTGTCGTTTGCCTTCAACGTGGGAACGGGCAATGCCTGCAGTTCCACGCTGGTGAAATTGCTCAATCAGCGGCGCTGGGCGGATGCGTGCCGACAGTTGCCGCGCTGGGTTTATGTGAAAGGTGTTTTTAATCAGGGGCTGGATAACCGCCGTGCGCGGGAGATGGCCTGGTGCTTACAGGGAGCAAACTGAAATGAAAAAGAAATTAATCAGCGGGCTGTTTCTGATGTTATGGATGGCGCTGTTAATCGAAGCAATGGTGTATCCGCAGGGGATTTTTCCGGTACTGGCAGCGTCCGGCGTTTGGGTAGCCTGTCTGCTGACATGGGCGGTAATTCCGGTAGCACTGGCTGCGTTAATTAAGAATGGCCCGCTCTGGCAGGAGTTGAGGGCATCTTTGCTGAAGACCATTACCCGAAAAGAAAACGTATTTATCAGCTGGGTGATGCGATTGCTGATTGTCGTAAGTCTCGCCTGGACGGGGTGGGCTATTACCCTGGTCTTTTATCTACTGACCGTTATTGCCTTCTGGATCACCCGTAATCAGATGGCGCAACAGGTAGCAGCATGAACAGGTTGCTGCTGGTTGTGCTGGTGTTATTACTGGCGGCGCTGGGCTGGCAGACGTGGCGGCTGGCTGATGCCAGCCAGACCATCAGCACGCAGGCAGACGAGCTGCAGAGCAAAAGCCAGGCACTGGCAAAGAGCAACAGCCAGCTTATCAGCCTGTCCATTCTGACTGAAACCAATAACCGGGAGCAGGCGCGGCTCTATGCCGAAGCAGAACAGACCAGCGCACTGCTGAGACAACGACAACACCGGATCGAGGAACTGAAACGTGAGAACGAGGATTTACGCCGCTGGGCTGATACTCCTTTGCCTGCTGACATTATCCGGCTGCGGGAACGTCCGGCACTCACCGGAGGTACAGCTTACCGTCAGTGGTTGTCCGCGAGTGACGCCGTGTCGGCTGGATCAGGCAACGCCGCGCACTAACGGTGATCTGAACGCGTTGCTGGATGAAACGGAGGCCGCCTGGGCGGTCTGTGCAGACAAAGTGGACATGATTATTGCGTGTCAGGAGCGAAACAGTGAACAAACCACAATCCCTGCGCCACGCCCTCAATAAAGCGGTGCCTTATGTCCGCAATAACCCGGACAAACTGCATCTGTTTGTGGATAACGGTTCGCTGGTTGCCACGGGGGCCAGCTCCATGTCATGGGAGTACCGTTACACCCTGAACGCGGTGATTGAGGATTTCAGCGGCGACCAGAATCTGCTGATGGCCCCGGTTTTGCTGTGGCTGCGGGATAACCAGCCCGATGCCATCAATAACCCGGCGTTACGGGAAAAACTATTTACCTTTGAGGTGGATATTCTGCGCAACGATGTCTGTGATATCAGCCTTAACCTGCAACTGACGGAACGTGTGCTGGTCAGCACTGACGGCAGTGTGTCGAGCGTTGAAGCTGTAGCAGAACCCGATGAACCTGAAGAAATGTGGACGGTGAAACGTGGCTGAACTGCAGAAGGTGGACGACTGGCTTAGTGCCTTACTGGCGAATCTGGAACCAGTCGCAAGAAGCCGCATGATGCGCCAGCTGGCGCAGGAACTGCGCCGGACACAGCAGCAGAATATCAGGATGCAGCGCAATCCAGATGGCAGCAGTTATGAACCGCGCAGGGTAACAGCACGCAGCAAGAAGGGGCGCATCAAACGTCAGATGTTTGCAAAGCTGCGCACCACAAAATACCTGAAAACTGCCGCCAGCGCCGACTCTGCCAGCGTACAGTTTGAAAGCAAGGTGCAGCGTATTGCCCGTGTTCACCATTACGGCCTGCGTGATCGCGTCAGTCGCAAAGGACCGGAGGTCCGTTACGCAGAGCGCCGCCTGCTGGGTGTAAATGATGATGTTGAGGCAATGACTCGCGACATGATTCTGCAATGGCTGGCGGGGTGATCTTTGTATCAGCACTGATACAAGTTGCAGCACTGCCGCCTTTCTTCCCCTGATGGCAACCTTTCCCTATGAACGCACAATTAACCGAAATCATGCGCCTTATCACCAACCTGATCCGCACAGGGGTAGTCACCGAAGTGGACAGGGAAAACTGGCTTTGCCGGGTGAAAACGGGCGAGCTTGAAACCAACTGGATCAGCTGGCTGACGCTGCGTGCCGGGAATGCCCGCACATGGTGGCGACCATCAGAAGGTGAGCAGGTGGTGCTGCTGAGTCTGGGCGGCAATCTGGAAACCGCCTTTGCGTTACCCGCCATCTATTCGAATCAGTTCGCGCCACCGTCGACGTCGGCGGACGCCTGCGTGACAGAACATCCTGACGGTGGCTGGTTTGAATACGAACCAGCCACTGGGCGCTGGTATGTCAGGGGCATCAAATCAATGGTCATTGAGGCCGCCGACAATATCACCCTGAAAACCAGTGAGTTTGTGCTGGAGGCTGACCGCACGCGTATTAACAGCGAAGTGGTGATCAATGGTGGCGTTACCCAGGGCGGCGGAGCGATGAGTTCTAACGGGATCGTGGTTGATGCGCATCAGCATACTGGCGTTCTGAAAGGCGGCGACACAACCGGAGGCCCGGTATGACGCTTTATAGCGGGATGAACAATACCAGCGGCAAAGCCATTACTGATATTGACCATCTGCGCCAGTCGGTGCGGGACATTCTGCTGACGCCGCAGGGTAGCCGCATTGCTCGCCGTGAATATGGTTCCCTGCTGTCAGCACTGATAGACCAGCCACAAAATCCGGCGTTACGCCTGCAGGTCATGTCGGCAGTGTATGTGGCGCTGAGTCGCTGGGAGCCACGGCTGACGCTGGATTCCATCACCATCAAAAGCCATTTTGACGGTTCAATGGTGGTGGAGCTGAGCGGGCGGCGTAATAACGGTGTGCCTGTTTCCCTTTCCGTATCAACAGGAGCAGAGAATGGCAGTGATTGACCTTTCGCAGTTGCCTGCGCCGCAGATTGTGGATGTGCCGGACTTTGAGACGCTGCTTGCCGAACGCAAGGCAGAATTTGTGGCGCTTCATCCGAAAGATGAGCAGGAAGCAGTGATCCGCACGCTGGAACTGGAATCTGAACCCGTTACCAAATTGTTGCAGGAGAACGCTTATCGTGAGTTGCTTCTGCGTCAGCGCATTAACGAAGCCGCGCAGGCGGTGATGGTGGCTTATGCCATAGGGAGCGATCTGGACCAGCTTGCTGCCAATTACAACGTGAAACGCCTGACGGTGACACCTGCTGATAATGACGCTGTGCCGCCCGTTGCGGCTGTGATGGAAAGTGATGAAGCGTTACGCCTGCGTGTGCCTGCCGCCTTTGAAGGGCTTTCAGTTGCGGGGCCAACTGCAGCTTATGAGTTTCATGCACGAAGCGCCGACGGTCGGGTGGCGGATGCCAGTGCAACCAGCCCGGCACCTGCAGAGGTGGTGCTGACTGTCCTTAGCCGCGAAGGGGACGGAACAGCAGAAAAAGACCTGCTGGATTTGGTGGAGAAAGCCCTGAACAGTGAGAACGTCCGCCCGGTGGCTGACCGTCTGACGGTTCGCAGCGCAGAAATCATCCCGTACCGCGTGGAGGCCACCATTTTTCTCTACCCGGGGCCGGAAGCAGAGCCGGTAATGGCAGCGGCAAAAGTCAGTCTGCAGAGGTACATCGCCAGTCAGACGCGGCTCGGTCGGGATATTCGCCGTAGTGCTATTTTTGCCGCGTTGCATGTTGAGGGTGTTCAACGTGTGGAACTGGCTTCTCCGCTGGCGGATGTGGTTCTGAACAAAACGCAGGCGGCATCATGTACGCAGTGGAGCGTGACCAACGGAGGAACGGATGAATAGTCTGATGCCACCGGGTTCAACTTCACTGGAGCGACGACTGGCGCAAACCTGCAGCGGGATTTCTGATCTGCAGGTGCCGCTGCGTGACTTGTGGAATCCGGCAACCTGTCCGGTCAGTTTCCTGCCTTATCTCGCCTGGGCGTTCTCTGTGGATCGCTGGGACGAGGGCTGGACAGAAAGCGTCAAGCGCCAGGTGGTGAAGGATGCTTTTTATATTCATCAGCATAAAGGGACCACCAGTGCCGTGCGGCGGGTGGTGGAGCCGTTCGGCTTTCTGATCCGCATTATTGAGTGGTGGCAGACCGGAGAGGCACCGGGCACGTTTCGCCTGGATATCGGCGTGCAGGATCAGGGCATCACTGAAGATACCTATCTGGAACTTGAGCGACTGATAAGCGATGCCAAACCATGTAGCCGCCACATGATCGGCATGTCCATCAATCTGCAGACCAGCGGCCCGCATTGGGTGGGAGCCGCCAGCTATCTTGGCGAAGAAATCACGATCTATCCGTATATCAACGAAACGATTATTTCCGGTGGCACCGCGCATGAAGGCGGGGCGGTCCATGTTATTGACACAATGAGAGTGAATCCATGAGCACAAAATTTTATACCCTGCTGACGGATATTGGCGCGGCGAAACTTGCCAGCGCCGCCGCGCTCGGTGTGCCTTTAAAAATTACCCATATGGCGGTCGGCGATGGCGGCGGAACATTGCCAACGCCGGACGCAAAGCAGACAGCATTAGTAAATGAGAAACGCCGGGCTGCGCTGAATATGCTCTATATCGACCCGCATAACAGCAGCCAGATTATTGCTGAACAGGTGATCCCTGAAAATGAGGGTGGTTGGTGGATACGTGAAGTGGGTCTGTTTGATGAGTCCGGGGCATTGATTGCCGTAGGCAACTGCCCGGAAAGCTATAAGCCGCAACTGGCTGAAGGCAGCGGGCGCACCCAGACCGTGCGCATGGTGCTGATTACCAGCAGTACGGACAATATCACCCTGAAAATTGACCCTGCCGTAGTGCTGTCAACCCGCAAGTATGTGGATGACAAAATATCAGAGCACGAACAGTCACGACGTCACCCGGACGCCTCGCTGACCGCAAAAGGTTTTACTCAGTTAAGCAGTGCGACCAACAGTGAATCCGAAATACTGGCCGCAACACCGAAGGCTGTGAAGGCTGCATATGATCTTGCAGCAGGTAAAGCATCCGCCAGTCACACACACCCGTGGAGCCAGATAACGGATGTGCCTGCAGCTTCACTGACGGTAAAAGGCACCGTGCAACTCAGCAGCGCCACTAACAGCACGTCAGAAACGCAGGCAGCCACACCAAAGGCAGTGAAGGAGGTATATGACCTTGCAGCAGGTAAGGCACCTGTCAGTCACACGCACCCGTGGAGCCAGATAACGGATGTGCCTGCAGCTTCACTGACGGTAAAAGGTACCGTGCAACTCAGCAGCGCCACTAACAGCACGTCAGAAACGCAGGCTGCCACACCAAAAGCTGTGAAGGCTGTATATGACCTTGCCAATGGAAAACAACCTGCCGACGCCACACTGACCGCACTGGCAGGCCTTGCCACTGCGGCAGACAAACTACCGTATTTTACGGGGAATGATACAGCCAGCCTGACAACCCTGACTAATGTTGGACGGGATATTCTGGCTAAAACAAGCAAACAGGAGGTTATTCATTATCTTGGTTTGGGAGCTACAAACGGATACGTGGGACGCTTGGTGAATACCCGGGTTTTCACGTCATCAGGTACGTACACCCCGACGCCAGGAACAAAACGGATCAGGGTCACAATAACGGGCGGCGGTGGCGGAGGGGGCGGCTGCAAGGCTATATCCAATAATGAAACGTTTTTCGGTGCTGGCGGTGGGGCCGGTGGAACAATAATTTCAATAATGACCCCGACACAGAATAGTTATCCAGTCACTATCGGCGCAGGTGGGGCCGGTGGTGTTAGTGCAACGAACGGCACCAGGGGCGGGAATAGCGTATTCGCATCGTTAATTGCTCCTGGTGGCGAAGGTGGCGGGAAAGTGGGTGTTACAAACACAAACGGCGGTAACGGAGGTGTGCCGAGTACTGGCGATATCCGCATCACTGGTGGAGATGGAGGCGACGGTCAGTCCGGAAATATCGGCGTCAGCGGTGAAGGCGGAACATCGTACTGGGGTGGCGGTGGACGCGCAGGCGCTGGCGGTGGCGTTAGAGGCAGGGCATTTGGTTCAGGCGGAGGTGGTGCATACGATGCAGGTTATAGCGGAACCAGTATGACGGGCGGGAAAGGTGCTGATGGGGTTTGTATTATCGAGGAGTTTGCATAATGAATGCGTCATATGCAGTTATTGAAAATGGGATGGTTGTGAATGTCATTGTCTGGGATGGCGAGGCTGAATTCACTGTGCCGGATAATCTGCAGCTCATTAATATTTCTGATATCAGTGAGCAGCCCGGAATCGGCTGGGCGTATTCAGACGGGGTATTTACTGCACCACCCACTCCGGAACGTTCTCATGATGAACTGGTAGCTGACGCTGAACAGAAAAAACAGTCGTTGATAGACGCAGCAATGGTCAATATCAGCGTGATTCAGTTAAAGCTGCAGGCCGGGCGCAAACTGACGCAAGAGGAAACTACCCGACTTAACGTTGTGCTGGATTATATCGAGGCTGTGACGGCAACAGATACCAGCACCGCACCTGATATTATTTGGCCTGTTTTCCCTGCAAGCAGATAAATACCGTCATTTTGTGTGAATAACGGTACAACTGCGCTTAGCTGCTTGTCAGACACAATCACTTCAACATAGGGCGAAGCCTAATCCAATCAGGAGGTTCGCCACTATGGCTCAGGATTACCACCACGGAGTGCGCGTTGTTGAAGTCAACGAAGGCACTCGATCCATTACCACGGTGAGCACCGCCATCGTGGGCATGGTCTGCACGGGCGATGATGCCGATGCAAAAATGTTCCCTCTTAATAAACCCGTGCTAATCACTGATGTGCTTACTGCCAGCGGTAAGGCGGGTGAATCCGGTACGCTGGCCCGCTCGCTGGATGCCATCGCTGACCAGGCAAAACCCGTGACCGTTGTTGTGCGTGTGCCGCAGGGTGAAACGGAAGAAGAAACCACGACCAATATCATCGGCGCAGTGACTGCTGAAGGTAAAAAAACTGGTATGAAAGCCCTGTTATCTGCCCAGTCACAGCTCGGTGTTAAACCGCGCATTCTCGGCGTGCCGGGGCACGATAATAAAGCCGTTGCTACTGAGTTGCTGGGCGTGGCGCAAAGCCTGCGTGGGTTTGCTTACCTGTCAGCGTATGGCTGCAAGACGGTGCAGGAGGCGATCACTTACCGTGAAAACTTCAGTCAGCGTGAAGGGATGCTGATTTGGCCTGACTTTACTGGCTGGGACACGGTGCTGAATGCCGACGCAACGGCATATGCCACCGCCCGTGCGCTTGGTCTGCGTGCCAAAATTGATGAGCAGACAGGGTGGCACAAAAGCCTGTCCAACGTGGGCGTGAACGGTGTCACCGGAATTTCTGCTGATGTGTTCTGGGATCTGCAGGACCCGGCAACTGATGCGGGACTGCTTAACCAGAACGACGTCACCACGCTTGTGCGTAAAGACGGTTTCCGCTTCTGGGGTTCCCGCTGCCTGAGTGATGACCCGCTCTTTGTCTTCGAAAACTACACCCGCACGGCGCAGGTGCTGATGGACACGATGGCAGAAGCACACATGTGGGCGGTGGATAAACCGCTTAACCCGTCGCTGGCCCGCGACATTATCGAAGGTATCCGCGCCAAAATGCGCAACCTGGTCAGTCAGGGCTATCTCATTGGTGGTGATTGCTGGCTGGACGAGTCGGTGAACGACAAAGACACGCTTAAAGCCGGAAAACTCACCATCGACTACGACTACACGCCAGTGCCGCCACTTGAAAATCTGATGCTGCGCCAGCGCATCACCGATCAGTACCTGGTGAATTTCGCCAGCCAGGTCAGCGCGTAAGGGGACAACATGGCTTTACCACGTAAATTAAAACATCTGAACTTGTTTAACGACGGGAACAACTGGCAGGGGATCGTTGAGTCGCTGACGCTGCCGAAATTCACCCGCAAATATGAGAAGTATCGCGGCGGCGGTATGCCGGGGGCGGTGGATGTGGATCTGGGACTGGATGACAGTGCACTGGATACAGAATTTTCCATTGGTGGTACTGAACTGCTGCTGTTTAAGCAGATGGGCAAATCCACGGTGGATGGCATCCAGCTGCGCTTTACCGGCTCTATCCAGCGTGACGATACCGGGGAAGTGCAGGCCGTGGAGCTTGTCGTGCGTGGACGTCACAAAGAAGTGGATTCCGGCGAGTGGAAGACGGGCGAAAGCAACACCACCAAAGTGACCAGTACCAACAGCTACGCGAAGCTGACCATCAATGGTGAGGTGCTCTATGAAGTGGACCTTATCAACATGGTGGAAATTGTGGACGGTGTGGACCTGATGGAAGCGCACCGCAACGCCCTCGGCCTTTGATGTATCTGAACGGCGCGGAATGCCGCGCCAGAACCTAATTTACAGGACAACAAAATGAGCGATAAACAGACTGAAAAGACCATTCAACTGGATACCCCCATCATGCGCGGTAAAACAGAAATTACCGAAATTGTGTTGCGTAAACCGCAGTCTGGTGCGCTGCGCGGCACACGCCTGCAGGCCATTATGGATATGGATGTGAACGCGATGATGACCGTGATCCCCCGCATCTCCAGTCCGGCACTGACTGCACAGGAAATCGCAGAGATGGACCCGGCAGATCTCACAGCCATGTCGGTTGAGGTTGTCACTTTTTTGTTGAAGAAGTCGGTGCTTGCCGGTTTACCGACAGCCTGACGGTTGACGATCTGGTGGCAGATATCGCCACCATTTTTCACTGGCCGCCATCCGTTACTGACGTTATGCCGCTGACCGAAGTGCTGGAATGGCGGTATAAAGCGATTCAGAGATGCGGGGCCAACGATGAGTGATAACAACCTGCGCCTGCAGGTCATTCTTAATGCGGTTGACAAACTCACCCGCCCATTCCGTGCTGCACAGGCCAGTTCGAAAGAGCTGGCTGGCGCAATCAGAAACTCCCGTGACGCATTAAAGCAACTCAATCAGGTGGGTAACAGCCTGGAAAAATTTCGCAAGCTGCAGGCTGATAACAAGAAGTTAGGCGACAGGCTGAACTATGCCAGACAGAAGGCTAATTTGCTTAGCTCTGAGCTGGAGGCGATGGAGCAACCATCACAAAGGCATCTTGTGGCTTTAGGTCGGCAAACGCTGGCAGTCCAACGCCTGGAAGAACAACAAAAATATTTGCAGAAGCAAACGGCGCTTGTGCGTGCTGAACTGTACCGGGCGGGAATTTCTGCGAAAGATGATGCGGGAGCAACTGCCCGTTTAGCCCGTGAAACATCACGTTATAACCAGGAACTTTCGAAACAGGAGGCGCGGCTGAAGCGACTGGGGGAAGCTCAGCGCAGGATGAATGCAGCGCGTGCCAGTTATGCCCGTTCGCTGGAGGTGCGCGATCGTATTGCAGGTGCCGGAGCCACCACCACGGCTGCAGGGCTGGCAATGGGCGCACCAGTGATGGCGGCAGTAAAAAGCTATACCAGCATGGAAGATGCCATGAAAGGTGTGGCAAAGCAGGTCAATGGTCTGCGTGACGATAATGGCAACCGCACTGCACGTTTTTATGAAATGCAGGATGCCATCAAGGCTGCCAGCGAACAGTTGCCGATGGAAAACGGTGCGGTGGATTTCGCTGCACTGGTTGAAGGTGGGGCGCGCATGAACGTCGCAAACCCTGACGACAGCTGGGAGGACCAGAAACGTGACCTGCTGGCCTTCGCCAGTACGGCAGCAAAGGCGGCAACAGCCTTTGAGCTGCCAGCGGATGAACTGTCAGAAAGTCTGGGGAAAATCGCCCAGCTCTACAAAATTCCTACCCGCAATATTGAACAGCTCGGTGATGCGCTGAACTATCTGGATGATAACGCCATGTCGAAAGGGGCAGACATCATTGATGTCATGCAACGCCTGGGCGGTGTGGCTGATCGTCTGGATTATCGTAAAGCGGCGGCGCTGGGTTCCACCTTTCTGACACTGGGCGCTGCGCCAGAGGTTGCAGCCAGTGCAGCAAACGCGATGGTGCGTGAATTGTCCATTGCCACCATGCAAAGCAAGAGTTTCTTTGAAGGGATGAATCTGCTGAAACTCAATCCTGAAGTGATTGAAAAGCAGATGACGAAGGATGCGATGGGAACTATCCAGCGCGTACTGGAGAAGGTGAACGCACTGCCGCAGGATAAACGTCTGTCTGCCATGACCATGTTGTTTGGTAAAGAGTTTGGCGATGACGCGGCGAAACTGGCAAACAACCTGCCGGAACTGCAGCGCCAGCTAAAACTGACAGCGGGCAATGATGCGCTCGGCTCCATGCAGAAAGAATCCGACATTAACAAGGACTCACTTTCTGCGCAGTGGTTGCTGGTCAAAACCGGAGCGCAGAACACCTTCAGCAGCCTGGGCGAAACGCTGCGCCAGCCGCTGATGGATATTCTGTACACGGTGAAAAGCATCACGGGGGCGTTGCGCCGCTGGGTGGAAGCTAACCCGGAACTGACAGGCACACTGATGAAAGTAGCCGCTGTGGTGGCTGCGGTTACCGTAGGCCTCGGAACCTTAGCGGTGGCGCTGGCTGCAGTGCTGGGGCCGCTGGCAGTGATTCGTCTGGGATTCTCTGTGCTGGGTATCAAAACGTTACCTTCCGTTACGGCAGCAGTAACCCGAACCAGCAGCGCGTTGTCCTGGCTGGCTGGCGCACCACTGGCACTGCTGCGACGCGGGCTTGCTTCATCGGGCAACGCCGCAGGTTTACTTACTGCGCCGTTGTCGTCTTTGCGCCGCACGGCATTACTGACGGGAAATGTCCTGAAAACTGTAGCAGGTGCGCCGATTGCACTTTTGCGGTCTGGATTATCCGGTTTACGTGCTGTTGCTGTGATGTTTATGAATCCTCTGGCGGTACTGCGCGGTGGACTGGCCGCCGCAGGCACGGTGCTGCGAGTACTGGCATCTGGTCCACTGGCGATGCTGCGCGTTGCCCTGTATGCCGTATCTGGTCTGTTAGGTGCTCTGCTCAGTCCGATAGGTCTTGTGGTTACTGCACTGGCGGGCGTGGCGCTGGTTGTCTGGAAATACTGGCAACCCATCACCGCATTTCTTGGTGGCGTGGTGGAGGGATTCAAAGCGGCGGCAGGTCCCGTCAGTGAAGCATTCGAACCGCTTAAGCCCGTGTTCCAGTGGATTGGCGACAAAGTACAGGTGCTGTGGGGCTGGTTTACTGATCTGCTGACGCCCGTTAAGTCGACCTCTGTCGAACTGCAGAGTGCAGCGGCAATGGGGCGACGATTCGGGGAGGCACTGGCGGAAGGGCTGAATATGGTCATGCATCCGCTGGACTCCCTGAAATCCGGCGTTTCCTGGTTGCTGGAGAAGCTCGGCATTGTCAGTAAAGAGGTCGCAAAGGCAAAACTGCCGGAAAGCGTGACGCGCCAGCAACCTGCGACGGTGAATGCTGACGGTAAAGTGATGATGCCATCGGGTGGTTTTCCGTCATGGGGATATGGCTTTGCGGGGATGTATGACAGCGGCGGCTATATCCCGCGCGGGCAGTTTGGCATCGTCGGTGAAAACGGGCCGGAAATTGTTAACGGCCCGGCAAATGTGACCAGCCGGAGAAATACAGCTGCACTGGCTGCCGTTGTTACCGGAATGATGGGAGTTGCTGCCGCGCCAGCAGAGCTTCCACCGTTGCACCCTTTGGCACTTCCCGCGAAAGGTGGAGAAGCAATTGTGAGTCGCGCAGCCACTGTGCCACCCGTTTACAGGATTGAGGCACCGACGCAGATCATCATCCAGACGCAGCCAGGACAAAGTGCGCAGGATATTGCGCGGGAGGTGGCCCGCCAGCTTGATGAACGTGAACGCAGGCTGAAGGCAAAGGCCAGGAGTAACTACAGCGATCAGGGGGGATACGACGCATGATGATGGTGCTGGGATTGTACGTGTTTATGCTTCGCACTGTGCCGTATCAGGAACTGCAGTATCAACGCAGCTGGCGACATGCGGCAAACAGCCGGGTAAACCGTCGTCCGTCCACGCAGTTTCTGGGACCGGACAACGACATGCTGACGCTTTCCGGTGTTCTTATGCCGGAGATAACAGGCGGCAGGCTGTCGTTGCTGGCACTGGAGCAGATGGCAGAACAGGGGAAAGCATGGCCCCTGATTGAAGGTAGCGGCACGATTTACGGCATGTATGTGATTGAGGGACTGAATCAGACTAAAACGGAGTTTTTCCGCGACGGTATGCCGCGCAGGATTGAGTTCACCCTGTCGCTAAAACGGGTGGATGAATCCCTGTCCGATATGTTCGGTGATCTCAGTACTCAACTGAATAATCTGCAGGACACGGCAACGTCTGCCTTAAGCGATATCAGTAAAACGGTGGGAGGGCTGCTGTCGTGAATTTCAGCTCTGAACTGCTTAACAAAGGCAACAAAACTCCGGCATTCAGCATCAGTATTGAAGGCAGGGATATAACCACTGTGCTGGACAACCGCCTGATGGGGCTTACGCTGACGGATAACCGGGGCTTTGAAGCGGACCAGCTTGATCTGGAGCTGGACGACGCTGACGGAAAAATCGTGCTGCCGCGCCGTGGTGCGGTCATTACGCTGGCGCTGGGCTGGAAGGGGCAGCCGCTTTTCCCGAAAGGGGCATTCACGGTGGACGAGATTGAACACACTGGCGCACCGGACCGCCTGACTATCCGGGCGCGAAGTGCTGATTTTCGGGAAACCCTGAATACCCGCCGTGAAAAATCGTGGCACAAGACCACAGTTGGGGAAGTGGTGAAGGAAATAGCCGCGCGTCACAAGCTGAAGATGGCGCTGGGTAAAGACCTGTCGGATAAACCCGTGGAACATATAGACCAGACTAATGAGAGTGACGGCAGTTTTCTGATGCGGCTGGCGCGACAGTACGGTGCCATCGCGTCGGTGAAAAATGGCAATCTGCTATTCATCCGGCAGGGGCAGGGCAAAAGCGCCACTGGTAAACCACTGCCAGTGATCACTATCACACGCAAGGACGGCGACAGTCACCGCTTTACCCTGGCAGATCGCGGAGCCTACACGGGCGTAATTGCCAGCTGGTTGCATACCCGCGAACCTGCGAAGAAAGAAAGCACCACGGTGAAGCGTAAGCGCAGAACTAAGAAGCAGAAGAAAGAGCCAGAAGCGAAGCAGGGCGATTACCTGGTGGGTACGGATGAAAACGTTCTGGTACTTAATCGCACTTATGCCAACCGGAGCAACGCCGAACGAGCGGCGAAAATGCAGTGGGAACGCCTGCAACGCGGCGTTGCGTCATTCTCGCTACAACTGGCAGAAGGGCGGGCAGATCTCTACACGGAAATGCCAGTGAAAGTCAGTGGCTTTAAACAGCCGATAGATGATGCGGAATGGACCATTACGACTCTGACACATACCGTCAGCCCGGATAACGGTTTTACGACCAGTCTTGAGCTTGAAGTGAGGATTGGTGATCTTGAGATGGAATAAATGGTTCTCAATATTGAATAATGGTGTATCATTATTGTAAATATAGCAAAGATGAGGAGAGTTGATAAATGATGAATTGTCCGTTGTGTGGTCAGGCCGCACATACTCGCAGTAGTTTTCAAGTCTCCTCTCAAACCAAAGAGCGTTACAATCAGTGCACTAATATTGAGTGTGGGCATACATTTGTAACGCATGAAACCTTTGTTCGTTCTGTTTGTCGTCCCGAGAAAATCAGTGCCGCCCCACCGCATCCCAAAGGGATGCAGGAGCAATTAGTTTACTGATACTAACCCGCCGCTGGCGGGTTTTGAATAATATCGAGACAGTTATTTGATTTTTGACACAAGAAGAATGCAAATGATTTTTTAAAATTATTCTATAATAACTTATTTGATTTTAAATATTTCATGAATAGAGAACTCTTTTAATTCATTGCTTTCGTCTTCAACTCTGATCCTTTCTTCATTAAATTCGTTAAATAACTCATCAAATGGTCTATGAGTTAAAGAGTTGTATGGGGAGTTAGGGTTTATTTCATTTATTAGTGCGATATACATATTTGTTGCCTGCATGCCTAACTCAAAAACATCAGCGGTAAGTTGGTTTAGTCTTATTCCTTTTTCTGTGTTTAAGCTTATATTCCAACGAGTTAATGAGTCAATTATAGATCTTGCCTTGTAGGCTGAACTTGTTGCTTTTTCAATGTTTTTTGCTGCTTCATCGAGCTGTTTAACTAACTGAGGGTCCTTGGGGTTATTAGTGTTTTTATAAATCTTAATAAGTGTCATATTTAAAAATAAGCTTGAAAAACTATCTATGCAATCATCGAGAGACATCAATGCTGTATCTATTTTACTAATGGCATTATCGGATAGTTTATCTTTAAATAAGTTTTTGAATGCACGAACGGCGTAGGTAGCTAAAATAATATTTGTTGTAGCTATTATAATGTCACTTACAGTTCCCGTATAGTTTGGGGCAATGCTTAATGAACGAAGGCAAAGATAAATAAACTGCATACAGGCTAAGATGAAAAGGACAAAAACTATTATCACAAGATATCTATTAACTGGCATTTTTTTGTTCAGGTTGAAGTCCATAGTAGCCTCATATTGAGATTAGAATATAGCTTGAAAGTAGAGGCGTGTGTGCGATCACTCATAAGGATAGAGGGCAATGTGGGTGTACCCAACCCTAGTCCATAGCTATCGCCATTTTGCCGCCACTACCAAAGAAAAAGGGGCTACGTTTTCACGTAACCCCTTGTTTTATTTGGTGGAGCTGGCGGGAGTTGAACCCGCGTCCGAAATTCCTACATCCTCGGTACTACATGCTTAGTCAGTCTTTACATTCGCTTGCCAGCTGCGGACGGACACGCCACTAACAAACTAGCCTGATTAAGTTTTAACGCTTCAACCCCAGGCAGGGCTTCCACGCGATCTCTTTTGGGTTTGACCTCTCTTGATCCCCGTCCTAAGAGCGGAGGCTAGGGAGAGAGGGCTCTAAGCAGGTTATTAAGCTGCTAAAGCGTAGTTTTCGTCGTTTGCGACTATTTTTTGCGGCTTTTTACGAGGCCAACCGCCCCTCGGCATGCACCTTGGGTTTCGCAAATCCCGTCGAATCCAGAATCAGCCCCAATGTGTAAAGGTAAGTATACCAGATTTATGAGCGCCAT